AAATAGCTATTTTGAATGGTAATGCCCGGGTGTCTTAAGCTATAAAAATTTTAGTATATCAAATATTATAGCCCGGTTTTAAGCACGTTTCAGCTCCAAAATGTACTAATAAAGTATCAACGAACTAAAACGTACGACATCTAGTAACTTTTATATTACGTGCTCGGATTCGAGTTGTCAATAGATTTTTTATACTGCGATGTCGAAATCATAAGGATTGCACCAAGCAGTGTATCAATCGCCATGACAGTTCTGCTGATCTCATCTCCAAGTGGCAGCCCCCAGATGCTTGCGATCGTTACATAAAAAGTAGCGATTGCAGGCAGTACAATCTGGGCGATGAACTTAAGAATATCATATACTTTGTTACTGAATTTCATTTTGAATCACTCCTTTTTTGCTTCACATGTAAGTGATTTAAAGTGTGCTTTAACACTTATGCACCGTACGAGAACGCAACACTAAACGTGCTTGTTATGTCGCTACCTATTGGTTCTTGCACCGCAGATGCTACACACATGCAGAAAGAATCAAGACCTGATATATTTTGAGGAATCGATATTTCAAGCGGTCCGGTAGCCGCACTGGACTGATCGAAGTCATCCATCGATCCTTGCACACAGTAAGCACCAATACCTGTATTGAATGTTGTTTGCACTTTAGTCGAATCAATAAATAGAGTTCTTGTTTTGAATCTTCCAATGGTTGTGTTAACTATAATCTTTGTCGCATTTGCTGGAATTAAAATTGGGACAAAACGATATGGAGAGGTATCGACTTCTGTCTTTGACTCAATCGTGTATAGTCCAGTTGATTTATTATCTGCGATAATAAATGCAGCGGATGTCTCGGCGGTTTTCGGCTCAGTTGTCATAGCATTGCCGCTGGACGAGCGTTTGAATGGATTATAACCAGATACAACTATGAAATCGGGAACCACGTTATCAATCGTAACAGAGCAGGTCGCCGAAAAACTTCCGCAAGTTACAGTTATAGTTGCAACTCCAAGACCTTGTGGTGTAACAACGCCATTTGCAACAGTAGCAACAGATGTGTCAGATGATGCCCAGATAATCTGATCTGTAGTGTTAGCCGGTGTTGCTGTTGCTGTTAACGTAAATGATTGCATAGAAGTTACGGACTTTGTTGAAACGTCAAGAGATAATCCAGTACACGGAATAGTTTCGGAAAACGATACAGTCGTTACTTTATTTGCAGAATAATCTGCTCCTTTAATTACAAGTGCTTTTGCCATTATATAGTACCTCCTTTATTGTATAACGGTGCAACCGTATTCTGTAAGGGATGCTCCAGTATCAACTTCTTTCGTACCATACGAGCAACCATGTGCAACAACATCATACCCAGTTACCTTGATATCTTTTGTTGTATTATTAACTGCAAGACAATTTTGCATATACTGCACACCATCGGTTATACGTTCTCCGCTCTGCGGCCAATAAATTCCGTACAAATTATTTGTGGCAACAACATTTTTAACCGTGACATGAGAGCCGTAGCTTGGTGTTACACCACCCTTTTTGCAATATGTCCAGATACCACCGTCTATAATTCCTGTTGATTCATCATGATGAGAGATGCCATCGTCATAGCAATAAATAGCATTGCAATTATAAAACGAAGTATTTCCTCCAGATGCTATCCCAAAACCATCAGCTCCCGCTTTTGCGGCATTGCATTCCCACATATCTCCATTACAGTTTTGATATTCAGCAGCAGACCCATAGCAGGTGAAATAGAATCCACAATCTCGCATTGTAAGGTTACTGACAAGATTCGCATGAAAATCGTAATACGGAAAATACTGCACATCTATTCCAGAAATATAAATGTCTGTAGAGTTGCGAACGTAAAACCCACGGCTTATTGATTCAAAATTGTCATCATTCAGTCTTTTATAAGAAACACCTGTAATGCTTCCGCTTGTTGGATTTATATATAGATCTGTCCCATCGTAGAAAAACGTTCCCGCAGTCACTTCGCACTCGACAAGTGACAGCTTAGGAACTAAACGAGTACAAGTCAGGATATTATCAGTAATCTCCCAAAGAATCGCATTATACGTTGTCACTCGTCCATAGTAAGCAGACCCGCTATATACTGGGTCAACCTCCTTACTTACAAAAACCTTGTAATAACTCGAATCGGTATCAACAGACAATGCGGTTTTGAAAATCGAATTATATGCCGTCAATCCTGTCACATCAATAGAATTGTCAAGTTTTGCTCGTGCTTGTCTTTGATGTGATTCAAAGATGTTGCTTTCCTTCTGACTTGTATTGCAGATAATCGAAATACCGTGTTTCCCATTGATATCCACTTTCTGGTTTTTATATTCTCCAGGCGCAACCATAATTTGTGTGTATCCAGCATCAATAGCGTGCTGAATTGTCAAAAACGGATGCGTGGATGTTCCATCATTAGTATCAAGTCCAGAAGGGGATACATAGCACAGACCAATCTCCACATTCTCCGAATCAAAATATTTTGTTTTTATATGTCCATCTGAAAGACGGAGAAGAACGTTTCCACCCTGATCAACTATGTCAAGATCAACGCCTATTGCATCAGTATCTTTAACCCCTGTGTTAACCGACATATTCTGGATAGCAGAATATACACCACCACTGGTTACAGGATTGCTACTTTCAGATGTTGGAACGCTATCGAATGAAAGAGCATCTTGCTTGCTAACGCTGCGTAAACACCACCGCTTGTAACTGGATTATCACTGGAAGAAGTCGGAGTGCTATCAAACGTGAGAGCGTCCTGTTTTTCATCCAGAAGATTATCAAGTCCACCACTGTCAAACTCCTTAGTCTTAATATGACCATCTTCAAATCGAACAATGACATTTCCATAATAATCGGTTATATCTAAGTCAACATCCGATTCTGTAGTATCTTTAACGTCTGCTTTCTCATCTAAAGCGCTCTTTAAGACAGAGACTGACTCACTTAAATCTGCCTTTAAATCAGCAATCTCATCCCCGGCAGCTTTAGCGTCTGCTGCAGCACCAGAAACACTTAATGATGCATCAATTACTACAGTTGGATCTTCATGTATATTTTCTTCAAGCCACTCGGAAACCTGCTCAGCTATTTCTTCTTTGCTTACAGTTCCGTTCTTGGCAATGTATTCAAGGTATTGCTCTACTCTAGAATTTGGAGCTTCTGGAACAGCACTCGTCTGTCCAGATATTTTAGATAAATATTGCTCCACGTTTGAATTAGGTGATTCTGGTAAAGACATGCTTATTCATCTCCTATTTTGAAAAACTTCTTATACTACTCACGTTCTAAACGGAACAACTCTATCTATACCCGCACCGATTCTTGTCAAATATATATTAGACGTGTCAGTGTCAATGTATACAATATCGAAGCATTGCTCTGTAGCTGTACCAGCGGTCATAGTGTATGGACTTCTTGCGTTAACTTTTTCGTATGCATCACATTGTGAAATAATAACGGGAATGTCTGTTGACGTTCTATAGACAGCGTCACTATGAACATGTCCACAAAAGATAGCAACAACTTTCGCTAAAGCGCTTGACGTTAAAGCAGCCAATGTATCCTCAAGCACTTTGCCGGTTCCATCATGTAACCCAAGTCCACCTCCCGAAAGAGGCTCGTAATGCATATGCGTGACTATTACGATGTTATAAGTTGAATACAGCTCATTAATTCTGTTTGTTAGCCATGGCATTTGAGTGCTTCCATAACCGTAATCAGTAGAATCTAGAACTATATATGCAATCTTATCAGCTTCATTTTTAATCACAAAGAACGGATACGTATACTTTCCAGCATGGTACGGCTCTATTTTATCGTTAAATTTTCTTGTAATAACGCCGTATCTAGGCAATGATGAAAGCCTCGTTGCAGATGAAGCATCTGATCCTTCACCATTATCGTCATGATTTCCGCAAGCAACGTACGGATTATTAAATTTCATCATGAAATCGTTAATAACCGCAATCGCTTCTGCTCTGTTAGAGTGATAGGTAATGAGATCTCCACCGCATATAACTTTTTTAACACTAGTGTTCTTTGTAATATACTCTATCAGCTTTGGACTATTTTGAGCGTTTGCTTCCCAATGTGTGTCAGTGATGAAGATGAAGCTATCACCAGAATGATGCGTAAAATCGTTAACCTGCAACGCACTTAATTTAGGATCCAGATAAGAACGCCAGTACGAGGGCATATCGTCATAAGACATTCTTTCTGATAAGTCATCTATTTCAGTGGTCAATAGAGCATTCGTTTTTTCGTTGAATATGTACGGATAGACTGTAGTGTTGATTGTTCCGTCGGCGGTGCTTAATCTTAATCGTATTGAAATGCCAGTAACTGAACTTTCTTTCGGAATAAGAAAAGATCCTTCGTTATTTGTATCAAGTATTTTGTTCCACGAACCATTGTAATACTGGACGATAAATGTAACGGCGGTATTTCCTGGCACTATTTTTACATAGTAACATTTGCCTTTTTCTATGCAAGACGGTATTTCGCTCATATCATGGAAATATGTGAACATAGAGACATTCGTAGGTTCACCACTTATGGTGATACTTTCATCGTGATTGTATCGCCACGATCTACCGCCACTCGTGTATATTCCTGCAGCAACACCTATTCTGGATAATACATTTTCAGCATTGCCGTATTTTAAAATATTGCGTAATGCGTCTGATTTTGCTCCAGTTACTTCTCCATCAGCAGGAAGACCAGCGATCGACAATGTTTCGTCTGTTGAATACCCGAAGAGAATATTTGTTCCATCGGAAGTAGACACTGAAGTTCCTGCAGAATTTTTAGCAGTTATCCTATAGATATAATCTGGATTACAGGCTTCCAAATATACAGTATCTTCAAACCAAGTAATGTCAGTCGTAAATGCATTACCGTTCCAGCATCCTACATATCCAGAGGTGCTTTCGGCTGTAAAAGCAAAGACCGCAATACTATATCCGTTTATTGGCGTAACTGCCTTTATCTGCGGCTGTAGATAAATAGTTCTTATTCTATTGCCGTTTGAACTTTGTTCACCAGTAGCCGCACTTATACTACCACTTCTCCATAAGCCAACGTCAGTTTTTTCATATAAGATGGTTCCGTGTAACCCTCGAACTTTTTCGCCAGTTACTTTTGCATCAGCTGCGGAGCCTTCAATAGTTAAAGTTGAGTCTATTGCAATATTGTCTGTGAATTCTATCCACTCACCTGCAACTCCGGTTTCTTTATTGAGTAATCTATAAAACAGTTTTTTGTTGTTCTTTGATATAAGCCACTGAACGACGTTGTCTTTATCTACTTTAAAAATATATAGATAATTCGTTCCGCTATCAGAAAGTTCCGCTGGAGCATCAATCAGATTGCTTCTATTTTTAGCATAAATCGAATAGCAACCCATAGATGTTAGAGATGACATCGACATTTGTGTATCACCTATGGACGAAATGTATCGGAAAGCATTCTTATACAATTCATCGCCAACGGAGATTTTAAGCCAGTGTCCTGAAGTCCAACTTTCACCACCGGTTATGGCAGTTGTGCACCTATACAAATTTCCGTCGTACGTTGCATAACTGCCGACTTCGTATGACTCAGAAGCGCTGTATTCTGATGCTAGTTTACTCGCAACAACCTGCTTAACGCCTTCTTCATCAATAACTTGAGTTCCAATCGCAGTATTAAGATCGCTATTCATCTTCTGTAAGCCATCGTGAATAGCATCTCTTACTTCTTCTCCATATACAGCCGACTCTATGGCTGCAAGTTCAGTACTAATATCGGCCATATATAAGCCTCCTATTTTGAAAAACTGGCGACAAACCGCATCTGATTCATCGCCAGTGATTGTTTAAGTTACTTTACTTCGTCTGTATCTTCCGGCATGGCGAGTAGCTTGTTAAACAGACTCGTCGCAACGTCATTCCCGCCAAGGTTATGATACGCAAGATAAACTTTCTTCATTGATTCTTTTGCATAAATAGGGCAGAATCCCTTCTCCTGGTATTTATTGTAGTTACTTACAATACTTTCGCGAAGAAGACTCTGTACCCCTTCCGCTATGGCTTCATTCCGAGCTCTTTCTTCCTGAAGTTTCTTAATAACACTTCTATATCCGAAAGCTGCTACGGCTGCGATGATAGCAAACAGCCACTCAAGCCAATGTGCGGAGATATATCCGATAAACGCTTCCATATATTCCCCTTCTTTTTATAAAGGCGAATGGCACTATTTATTAAGCTTCTTGGCCTTTTTGCTATAAAGCTTATGCCATGCGTCCTGTTCCTCTATAATAGAAACAATATCGAAGTCCATAGCAGATTTCTTTATCTTTTCGTTTTTAGCAAACGTGAGCTCTTCTTCTGCATCCAGAAGGTATGACTTCACAAACTCTGCAGCTGCGATCTTTTTATTTTGAATCAGATCATTGTAACAGTTACTATACAGCTCTACTGTGCCTCTTTCCCATTCGATCCATTCATCAAGAGCTGCAACCATAGCCTGCTTTCTTGTAGAAGGATCTGTATCCTCTCTAACAGCAGTAAGCCATGTTGCAGGTATGATTTCAGGATCGGTTACCCTCTCATTTTGAATAAGTTTGTCAAAGTGATTTATGACGTAGTTACAGAAGTGTATATATCCGTTAGTCTCTGAAAGGTAATGATACTTATGGCAAGCAGCATAGCCATGTAAGCCTAAAAATTCGTAACAGTTCATAAGCTGCTCGTGTGTCATCATGCCCTGGATCATGTGAGACGATATTTCGCTAAAGATCTCATCTATGGACATTCGATATGCCTCCTAAACTAATTACGAATCTTAGTAATTTTCAAGTTTCTCGATCATGTTGTCGATAGCCATCCTGATTTCGCTGTTCGGAGCCTCGACTCTCATGTCTTCGAGTTTGTGAATCATTCCGTCAACTTCAGGAGCTGCATGACGGGAGATATACCTGCCAGTTGTCATGCTTCTTCCGCGTCTTTCGGAATAGCTGTCGGTGTAGCCATCACTGTAACCACGGTCATAACTTCTGTTGTAACCGTCGCTGTAGCCTTTATCATAGCTTCTGTCATAGCTACGATCATAGCCATAACCGATGTGCATCATATCGGGCATTCTTCTACTCATAGGATAACGGCGGGGATACATCCTTTCGGAGTGTCCTTCATCCATTTCGTCTTCGTAGTCTGAATTACAGCAAATTTCGTCGATGGCCTTAATAGCCTCAAGAGCCTTCTTTGCAGCTTCAGAGTCTACAGGAGTGAGTTCTCCCTTTTTATTGATCTTCTTGATTTCTTCAAGATAAAGTTCTTTTAAGTTTTCAAGTGCTTTCAACGAGATCTCACCCCTTTCACTGAACCTGGTTGATGTAAATGTTAAGGTTCTGCAGGTTAATAAGCGGAGCCGGAACATATCCCGCCTCTTCACTTGCAGAAACATTGTCAAGAGCAATTCTGAAACAGCATCCTCTAGGAACCTCAATGATGTCAGAGGCAGTAACATTGTCGTAATCGAGGACCGCTGCAGGTGTAGAAATCGCTCTGGAAGTGGGACGCACTTCCCCGTCAACAGTAAGTGCAACTGCAATAGGAACTACGGTAGCACCTGTCGGGAGAGCAATATTCGCTATTGCAGTCACCTGATACTTTGCAGAGCACTGACACGGACGCTTTGGAATACCCCTTAGGATCGCGCTTCCAGTCTCATCTTCGTGCCAGATTTTGCCCATTCTACAGCCATTAATCGTGTTAAAAATAGCTCCTTGATTCAGAGCGACGCCCTGCACTGGATTGTATCCATATGATGGCATGTCATCATCCCTCCTTTAAATAAGAAACTATTTTGAATTAACATCCGCAGCCGTAGTTCTGCTGAGCGCAGCAATTAGGATTCTGGACCATATAAGCAGGAATCGGAGCCGGATTCAGATACTGTTCAAGAGCCTGAGTCTGTGCCTGATTGTCACGAAGGATCTGAGCTGTCTGAGCAGTCTGAGAAGCAGCGAGATTCTGCATATAAAGCTGGTTCTGAAGCTGCTGATTCTGAGCTTTAAGATTCTCAATCTTCTCCTGACAGATATCATCACGAATAGCCTGAATGCCGTTGTTGATAGCAGACATAAGCTGATTCGTATTTGCGTTTTGAGCCGTAGTAACGTCAAAGAGTGCGTTAGTTACAGCCTGACGATCGGAGCATGCCTCTGTTGCTACTGTGTATTTAAGATCGGCAAGACCTGCACGATTCTCACAGCAACAGTTCTGAAGGCTCATGGCGATACTATTCATAGCCTGATTAGCTGCTGTCTGGTTCTGGTTAAGTGTCTGCAGGATATTCGCCTGAGAGTTGCAGCGACTTACTTCAGCGTTAGCAAGAGCGGTGTTAATTCCGGCGAGTCCATTCATTATTGCGGACTGATCGAAGCCCCTCTGGACATCACCATTTGTAGTGTTATTCAGAATATAGGGCATCATTCCGTAGCCGTTTCCAGCACAGGAACCGTTGCCAAATCCACCGTTAAACATAGCAAACAGGAAGAGAATGATAATCCAGAAAGAGCCATCTCCGCCCCAGCCAAAAGAGTTGCCGCCGTTGCCATACATTGGACCAACCGGCATCACCATGTTTCCAGTTCCTTCATTGACAAGAGACATAACTTTGTCCTCCTTATTTTGAAAAAGAAAAATAGTAAAGTAATATAAAAACCTCCAGCTTATCGTGCATCACTGTAGGTTAATTAACTGTATTTAGTTGTTTTGATTAAATTAGCTCTAGTTTTTAACGCAAATCCAATAAATGTCGCCGATTGATTTTGTAACAGCCGTTTCCTTTGTGTTAACTACGTCTAGTACAACTGATCCTGCTGACGTTTGTTTAACGTGAACGTAAAAATCATTGGACGTGCGATAGTTTCCTAAATTCTGGAAATGGCATGTGTATCCCGTTTTAGCGTGTGATAAAGTAATTGTATTTATGCCTGACACAAATGTTCTTTGCGAATCAGTTGATTTTTCGATAACGAAGCCAGGCTCTTGATTAACCGTATCACTTATTAAAGCGTATTCTACTACTTGCCTGATAGCACCGTTCTTATACATGTAAACCGGATTATGCGTAAGAAGCGAATGTCTGTACGGATCAGAAGCGAACCCAATGTGAATGTACGCTTTACCATCTTCTATTGTTGGAAGTTCCTGAGAAAACCAGTTAGACGAGTCAAGATAGAACAGCCCATTTTGAATGGTACCTACAAGAAATACTGGCTTACCTTTTTTCATCGCAGAAGTTGATTCCGACGCAGTAATTCCATTAAAACTGAATCTGCCGTCAATAGTGCATCTCGATGTCCACGTACTATAGACAGAAGTAGTTGTTGAATTTGCAGAATAAGTTGAAGTAGTTGTGAACACATTACCTGGTAAAAAGCCAGAAAGATTCGCTTGCTTTATACCTGTAGTACTTGACAGCACAATACTTTCCATTTTCATGTCGGCAGTTTGCATCATCAAGGTATTGGTAAATACGGCATTAGGTCCAACGTTAAATAGCCCAACTGTAGCAAGTGCATCGTATGTGTTTGAATCGCCTGATTGCTTAAATCCAATATCAGCAAAGTTTAACTCAGAACATCCAGTATAGTTCACTGATCCGGCGCCAGGACAGGAAGAGTATTTAAGCATTGCGTCAAAGAACGTAAACGTGCAGTTATGACATTCATATATCTCTATTTCAACAGATCTTGCATTCGCTACGGTTGTTGGATTCCAGCTACTTAGCAGCCTAATTCCAAGCAAATGACCATAATTGCTGTTAAAGCCAGTGACTGTGCAACGGTATAGTTCATGATAATACGCCGGCCTGTACGAAGTGTTCGCAATTTGATTCCTTGAACTATAGGCAATCATTGTTGACTGTGTTCCGGATACAAACACTTCGGCTTCTGCCTTTGAATCATTTCTTCCAGCGGCAACTACTTTTATCCTAAATTTTATATACCAATGCTCAAAAAAATCATCTGGCATTATTTTGCCATAATAAAAAGTTGCATTGGCGAAGTCGTTTGCAGTTCCTATGACACCAGTAAAAGTTTTAGAATCTATCGGAACAATATTCTCCTGCTTTACTGCTAAATCATATGACACATTATCCGGAAGGGTAATAGCGGAAATCCTTCCCATTTTAGACCCTCCTTAATGCTTACGCCCAAACATTTGGAGCATATGTTGGAATGGCTGAGCCATATCAGAAAGCTGATTGAACTGCTCCTGAGTCATCTTTCCTGAGTTTAAAAGCTCCTGAACCTGCTGCTGTGGATCGCCCTGGAACTGGCTTTTAAACTGCTGAAACTGATTCATGAGATTCTGCATGTTTCCAAACGGTCCTGGCATCTGATTGCCTCGATTACCGAATCTATTAAAGAAAGGATTACCCATAAGTCTCTACCTCCCGTTTTAATACTGCTTTCTCTCTTCTTTTTGCAACCCGCTTGTTCGACTTTTTCATTTTTGCCCATCCTCTGTGATTGTTTGCCCAGCAAGCGTATCTATGCGAAAACTCGGATTCTTCGTTGAAATAACCTTTAAGATAGTTCATATGTTTCATTTCCCAAGAGCCTTCTCAATAAGAGCATTCACCATAGATTCGAGATCACTTGCTTTCACATATTCTGACAAATCTATTTCTGGAGCTTTAGGAGCAGGAACTTGTGGAGCCTGATAGGACACGGCTTCTCTTTTCACGAGATCGTAGGTTTCGATTGGAAGAGGTCTGCCAGAGCTGTCAGTAGATTTCATGTAGAGAACTGGAGCTTCAGAATCCATAAGAAGCACAGAATTCCCAGCAGCAACAGGATAGGCTTTAGCACCAGCTTCTCCCTGCACCCAGACGAAACCCTGATTATTAGACTGCGGTTGCTGCATCTGAGGCATTTGACTCATGGCATTCGGCTGATTATACTGCTGAGCCTGACGCCACTGATCTGCTGTTCCTGTATATGATTGACCTATCGTATACGGAGCAGGAACTGATGTGTTATACATTTGTCCAGAATAGCCATTTTGAAAGTTCCCATAGTTGTAAGCCATCGCTTATTCTCCTTTCATTCTTCTTTCACCCAGTAATACGTGGGCACCTCATTCCCGGAATCCCAAATATCGAAGTAATTGCCATCACGAACAGCCACAACGTGTCCACCTTCCGTTCCATAACCGATTATCACAAGAAGATAAGTGCCAACAGGATTATCACGACAGAAGTCTTTCACGGTATAACAAAGAGGGCAGGTATCCGGAATCATGTACTTCTTAAAGCCTTTCTTCCTTAGATAACCTGCCCAAATGTAATTAGGTTCTGGCATGTCGTGATGAATCATACATTCAACAGCAATCCCCATGAAGGTCGTTTCCCAATCCTGGTCAGTAACAAACGACACCCCACGAATCACGCAGTCAATCGTGTGCTTCTTTTCGGGATTCATGTTGTAATATACGAACATTTTGAAAGTCTAGATCAAAGTTTAAGAAGAAGACCGTCGATAACCGATCTCTGCTTAGTAAGAGCTGCTCTAAGACTGTCCCACGTCTTAGGTCCTACAATTCCATCGACAGAAAGTCCGTGAGCGTTCTGGAACGTACGAACAGCATTGTACGTTTTAGAACCGAACTGTCCATCAGCGGAAAGATTGTATCCAAGTGCGTCGAGGGTTGACTGAAGCAACCTTACCTCATCTCCTGTACTGCCCATCTGTAGCATAGCGTGCTCCTTTCTATTTGTTGCCGCTGGAACTTCCGGCACTGTTGTTGGCTTATCGGGTTCAACTGGCTTTGCTGGCTCTGAACTTGTGCTATATTTCGGTCTTGCGTAGCCTCTGATCCGGCCGTCACCAACGTATAGTGTTCTTCTTGCAACAGAATCTTTATAATTTCCTTCGATTGTAGTAATTTTGTTTCCGTTTACAGACTCAACGATGCCAATGTGATCAGAGTATCCGTCATTAGGCTGCGTTGTGTCGTCCCAATTGAACACGATGATGTCGCCAGGCTCTGGCTTAATCGTACCGTCTTCAATCCAGATGCCGGCGTCTTTAAACTTCTTTACATGCTCTTCAACACCGCATTCTGTTCCGCCAATTAGATCGACTGCGTTAAGAGCGATGAAGAGTGCTGAAAGAAATGTATCGCACCACTGATCTGTATACTTTACTTTATATCCACGAGCAAGCGGCTTATAGCTGTTATAGAGGTCAATTATAAATTTATACGAACCGTCTGATTCTTTTTTACCAATCCATGACCTTGCTTTGTCGAGAACGTCTTTTGCTGTTACTGCCATTTTGAAATCCTCCTCTGTATCATGAGAAAAGTCTGTATAGAATACGTCCATGTCAACCGGCGTACTAATTCCAGAGACTTTCCCTTTCCATGAATACTGCCACCCGACACCGTATGAAGGACGAAGACGCTCCTGAAGTGTTCCATTGTCCTTATTTTCATACGGAACAGAAGCAAGCCAGAACTCATACTTTTCTCTCGCATCGGTCGGAAAGTATGTCTTGACCCAGTGATCAGTAGTATAAATAAGGAAGCGATAGCCTGCAGCTTCTATAACCTTCCTGAATTCTTCTATGATTTCGCTGAATGTTTCACGAGACAGCTTTTGCTGCTCTTCCCACTCAAGGTCAAGGGCTATAGGGAACTCAAGAGGTCTTCCGTTTAAAACTTTGACTACGTCTTCTGCTTCGATTCGACTCTCTTTTCCGGTCTTTGCGTATGAAAACCTGTATCCGCCTATTTTAATGCCAGCAGACCTGCAGCCTTCGTAGTTATGCTCGAAAGACTTATCAATGCCATATAGCTCAGTAACACGAAGAATTGCAAAGTCGACTCCGGAAACTTTTGACCAGTCTGGTTTTCCGTTATATGACGAAACGTCAATGCCATAATATTCTTTCATTTTGAATTATCCTCACGAGACAGTAACGGTTCCTGCCGCGCCAGTAAATGTAGGCTGTGAAATGGTCCCCCTTGGTGTACCTTCTACGCTTATATTAGCCTCCGTGCCAGTGAACGTAGCACTTACGCCACTAATATTAGTAACACTTTCTGTTATAAGTCTAACTCCAGTACCAGTGAAAGTCGCCTCGGAAGGAACAGAAATGTTTCCTGTTACAAGCCTTGCTCCAGTTCCTGTGAATGCAGGAGCGGAAGCCTGATATGCAGCGTCACCTGTCTTAACTGTTACGTTAGAAGTAGAAATAGAAGCCCCAGTCGTATATCCAATCTGATACAGACTAAGTGTTTCGCCTGTTACGTTATAATATGTTAGATTATTTGATGGCGCCGTAGATCCAGGAGCTGCAACCGTCACTGTTTTTGTAACTGTAACAGAAGTTGGATTTTTAACAGTAGTAGTTGCACCAGCCGTTTTAACTGAAATAGTCGGAGCAGCAACGGATCCTTCTGGCGTATACGTGGCTGTCCCGCTTTCAGCTTTGGACACTGCAACTGTCCGATTGCTATTCTGAAGGCTTATCGTTCCGCGTGGCGTATACGTTGTGGTTCCACTAGATTCTTCAACGCTTAGATTTTTTATCTGTCCGTCTACTGTCACATCAACCCTGCCAGATGGAGTATAATCACCAGAGAAACTTGTGTGACTATCCCCAGTAAAAGTTATCTCTGAAATACTTCCAGCCGGGGTAAAACTGCCGCTCGCAGAATCCTTATATGCTAAATCTCCAAGAGAGGACAAGTCGCCCATAAATGCCCAGGATGTTCCATCAAACAGATATTCTCCCTGGTTATATCGCACTAAGTTTCCTGCTACCGCTGTTACTGACTTGTTGTTAATTGTAATAGGATTCGTAGTAGCGTCATCTGTTAACGGAGTAGTCGTTGTGCCAATAAGCTTTACACCGCCGGCGAGTCCTGACTGTATGGTCTGAATGTCATTTCTAGCCTGTTCGTCTTTTAAATTATACGTAGTGCCAGACGGCAACGTAATCTTTGATATATCTGCCATTTTGAATATCCTCTTAATTGTTCGTTATAATTAGCACTTCGCCAGTAACTTCCGGAAGTACTCGACTCTTATTGTTCCAAAACTGTCTCTCTTCGGCTGTTATGTGACGAACCATATCATTCACATGGTTGTCAAGTTGCCGTTTAACCTCGTCGTATGAAGACGCAAGAATCGGAAGATCTATTAAATAACTAGTTCCATCTCCGATTTTGAGTCCAGGTATATAGTGAACATTGCCCTGCTCATCCTCAACTGTCTGAAAGTCCTCATATATGTAAAACGTATCACGGCTCGACATCAGATCTCTTTGAGAGTTCCAGTACTCCACAGTGCCATAAAACATATTCGCCGTAGAACTGCCGCCGAGATTTATCCACCGAAGAGCAACAGGATCCCATATGTAATTTGAGTAACGTCCCATGCATCAACCTCCAACCACGTAAACCACATGAGGATCGATATCTGTAGTAGGAAGTGCGTCGACATGCTCTACTCGAAGTGTCCAGAATGATCGGTCAAGAACTGCCTTTAATTCACCGTCTGAAGATAATGCGCCATAAAGACTACCAGCAGAAGCCAGCTGACCTTTTAGTCCTCCATTGCCGCTTGACAGCACACCTCGTAAGCCCTTATTACCGGAAAGATTCCCTGTCATTGACATAGAAATCTCACCTCCTAATCAACTTCTTCAGTTATTTTGAAAGATCCTTTTGGAATTATCGTGTCTACTGTTCCATCAGCGAGAGTAATCTGGATATCATACACATATTCGCTTGGCTGGTCGAGTGGTTTAGTGTCTTCGCTGTCCAGATGAAGCATAAGCGTGTCAAGAGGGATAATCTTGACGAACAAAGGTTCTGGATCGCTGTATTTCTTTTTAATAGCGAATCTTATAACGTCACCGTCTACAGGAACATACTCGGATCCGTCTTGGTCTATGATGGTTAACTTCGTATTTAGGGTGTCACCACGAGTGATAGTGATGACATTGTTTTTAACTGATACAGACATTCTTTCCTTTCACCTCCATCAACTCGGTCTCCTTGTTTCCCATGTTCTATAAAACACGTCTCTGTCAAGCATAAGTCCAGCTCTCTGAAAATTCGGAATCGTATTAACGCCAGAGTACTGCCAGCCAATGCCGTAACTAGGACGAAGCGATTCTTTCATAGATCCGTCGTCGTAACTTTCATCTGGAAATGAAGCAATCCACAGTGGATACTTCGTTTTCACATACTCTGGCAGAATATAGGTATACCAGTTTCTATTTGTATAGATTCCGAACTCATACCCTGCTCCTTCGATCACTTCTCTGAAGGCTTCGATCATTTGAGCTAATACGTCCTTGCTTAAGCTCTCCTGAGCAGGATTCTCTGGATCCATCCAAACAGGGTGATTAAGTTCACAGTTGTACTGTCTTAGTATCGCAACGGCTGCTTCTGCTTCATGCCTAATGTCAGCGGCATTAAGTCCATTCGTGAACACGTATGCTCCAACTCTATAATTCGCATTCTTAGCCCCAGTGTAGTTTTCTACGAATTTAAGATCTATCTGGTCATATAAATAGTGATAGTAAGGTGATCCAGATGTTTCGTTCCATCTAGTAACTCGAACTATTACATCCTGAATATAGCCAACGCCTGCACTCCAGTTTGAGATCTCGTTATGCTCAGAAACATCTATACCCTGGAATTCGCCGGTTCGACTCTGTTCCTCTGATTTTGAAGAACTGCTTGAAACGTACTGAGCTGATGGAAGCCTATTGTGCGCAAGTTTAGCAGTCAGAGTATCTGGATTCACTCCGAGTGTATATGACGACCTTGCAGGATTACAAAGGTCTATTTCACTTGCCGTACAAAGGTAATACGAGTCGACTTTATGCGGTTCAGATATGATGCGAACGTACTCTCCAACTTTAAAGGAGCTGTCTTCGACATTAAGAAGTGATAAATCGAATGCGGAAATATCGATAGTTGTGTTTTCTTTTATGTTATCGGAAAGAGTCTTTCTTGCTGCAGCTTCCAAGTCCGCTGCATTTTCTATGTCTGAAAAGTCCTCTTTCCTTACTATTCGTCCAAATAAAGAAATAGCATCTGCATCTTCTACGTAATCTGCCCCATCAAGGTCAAGCATTAAATCGTCTTTACCAACAGGAATAAGAACCGTATAGATTTCAGATGCGTCTATGCTTTCTGTAAAGTCAATAAGATTTTGACCGAAGACTATGTCCTGTTTCCCATAGCCCTCATGTCCTTCTGCTACGTAATAGATATCGGATTCATCTATGTACATGGATCCGCCTATCTCTATATTTTGAAGTAAATTTGTCTGTATGTAATCTAAAGTATTCTCGTAGGATGGATTTGGAAACTCAACAGAAGTAGCAACGTACCTGCCAGATCCTGATATGTCTGCTTCAAGGGCATCCCAAGTATCAGAGTCAACAATTCCATCAGCTGTAAGACCTTTATTCGTCTGGTATGCTTCAACCGCAGATTCTGTAGCTGGTCCGAATATTCCATCGACTCCTACTGTGTAATCAAGCTTATTTAGATACTGCTGAAGAAGTGTAACCTCATCACCAGTATCCCAGATCTGAAGAGTGCTGTGTGTACTTGAAGCGTTTACTTCTGATTCTCCAGTGTTAAACCCAACGACATGTCCATTCAATTGCTTTTCTTCTTCAACCTGAGAATTGTGAATTCTAATAAGCTCCATAAACATCTCATGAGGCTTTCTTATGATCTTCTCATCAGACTCAAGATTTGGAACCGGCCGTACAATCGAATCACAAAGGACACTCATCCAGCCTTCACAGTTATAGGTGATCCGTCCTATAAAGTCTCTTGATGTGTCTAAGATTCGTCCCTTCCATATGAGGTTATCATGGCGAACGAAGTCTTTATAAACACGAATGATGGTCTTAAGCTTCTTAAGTTTCCCAGACCGAAGGGCATAATTAGTTGGTGGAAGAGTTAGAGATAGTGATCCAGATTTACTTATTTCAAGAGAAAGACATGCTGTGATAGCAAGAAACTGTTTGTCATCCGATCCTGAAGCGTGTATGACTGTTCCTTCATATGTAACTATGCCTGTTCCACTGGCAATAACAGTATCATCAGCCGTTATAACATACATTAGAGTCTTCCTCCTCTATAGTCCACGGATACTGTATATGTCGATCCAGGAGCGGCAATAACAATAAATGTTGCTTCTTCATTTCTAAACTTTATGTCATAGAAACTGTATTCATGAGTCTGATCATCATCTGGATCTGGCAGGATATAGTGTTCTGATATTTTGACATTGCCTTTATACTTCGCTACCTGAAGAAAGCCGCTTCCGCTAGTACGTCTTGCTATAACCCTTGGAACAATCGGCATGCCTTTTGCTGAAATTGGAATATTAATTCCGTTCGTATCCCCACCAGAAATAGTGATGTTCTTAAGCGGACCAGTCGTCACAGTTCCGGATGATCTGCTAACGTATCTGGTTCTAATTACGCCGTCTATAAACGAGAACGGATCCCATAGCCAATCTTCGAGACTGCTGAAGAGCTCATACTTAAAAGGTTCAACGTTGTAATCGAGAGTTATTTTGGACCAGTTCTTTTCAGATCTCCACTGATTGACAGTCATCCTTCCGGTGTAATAGTAATCTGGTTCATCCTCTAAGATTATCTTCATCCTCTGTCCGTGAAGATAATCCATAGCATCCGAATACCTGTTATACCATTCGCCGTAATCGTTCATAACATAGAACTCAACGGAACCACTTCTATTTTGAAAGGTTGGATAACCATCCTGATAAGTAGACGACTCTATCTCCCCGGTGGCAGAGTAAAGAGGTGTCGCCCAAAGTATAGTAGAAGCATCAATAGACCCGTTAGCACCAGGAATATCGATATACTCTGACTTAAACTGAGGAACTGTGATAAGAGGTCTTGAGGAAGGAATAAGATGCCAATCGTCCCAGGTATTGATGCCATTCATAGCTTTCATGATGGTATCAACGGACGGGTCTTTCCAGACATGATAGCCGTTTTTCGAAATTATTTCTTTCACTATCGGCTGATCGTCAGGAATGATCTGTAGTGAATGATACATGAGCTTTATTCCTTCCTTTCATTAGACTTCTTTTGAATTAATTCGAATCTTAATAGATTCATGTAAAAAGAAGAGGCAGACATTACGCCCACCTCTCCTTCATTCTTTGCATGCCGCCAAGTTGCTTATCCATACCTCCGCTGATTGATCCAACGAGTGTACCGGAGTCAAGAACCATCTGCATGTTACCTATTGTTTCGCCAAGGTATCTGATGTCCTCTCTGATACCTTGGATCGCTGACTGTGTGCTCATCTGTGCTGCCGTCTGAGCGTTATAAGCTGTAGTTCCAGGGAACATGTTTCTTGCATAGGCAAGTGAATTAGCACCAAATGAGTAGCCACGTCCAAGCATTCCGTTTATTCCATTGACTCCATTTTGAATCATAGAAAGATCCATAACAGGAGTAATGGTCGGCTGAGTGTCAACAGCTTCGTTTATTGCCATGTTAACAAGGCTATAAAGTCCTACTAAGCTGTTGAAGAGCTGCTGTTTGGTATTGTCAGCTTCTGTGGTTACTGAATCAGACATGGTGCGAAGCATTGAAGTTGCAGCATCAGTTGCAGATCTATTAGCAAACGGAGCGCCTTCGTCGATACCCATCTGAAGACCTTCCATGATAGACAGGCCAAGCCTTAAGGTTCTCTTCGAGGGAGAGTTTACTTCAGCTACTTGATTCATGCCGTTAAGCAAAGTATCGGTCTTGTCTCGTACACTTTTTGTGATGGTATCGAACTTGTCATTGATGCCCTTTTCAAAGCCCTGCATGATGTAATCACCAGTGTCTTTAAAGGAATTCTGGAAATTCTTCGCAGTACGAATCATTGCGTTTAGCACAACGGACATAGCTACTGTAAATCTCCATTTTGAATTCTGAATCGCATGTTGCATGACCGTCATGAGAGCTTCCATTTCTTCGCCGTATGACGTTTCCATTGCTTTGATATCATCAAGTATGCCCGTTATAACTACAGTTCCAAATAAGTTTGACAAATAGTTTTCAACTTTGCCTGTATTTGGAATCTCGCTAGTTCCGAACCAATCTAGCATAGCCTGAACAACTCTAAACCCAAGTTGCTTTCCCTGCTCCTTTTCAGCGTCAGTAACTGAATCAGACGAAAAGATCCTAGATAGAATTCCGTTCACATTGTTAGAAGTACTATCTCCGTTGCCTCCGGCTGCTTCATCGAATCCCTGCACTACAAGATCAAATAAGCCTCTACCGACTGCTTTAAGTGGCTCTGAAAAGTTTGCATCTGCAAATAGCCTTGCCGAAGTCTGGAACATACTAGTGATTCCAGTATTGACTGCATCTAACTGTTCTGCAGTGTAACCTGCGCTACTGTTTATAGCGAAATCAGAGATGTCCTTTATCATGCTGAATATGCTTTTTATGTTCGCAATCGTTAGCTGTACCTCAGAGACATCAGCGCCATACTGTTTAAGTGTTTCAATAAGGGTTCCAACACCGTCACCAACAGTGGTGACAAGATTTGCTAAGCCATTATCGCCAAGCCAAAAAGTTGCGATAGAGCCTTTCCAGGCTTCCCACGCGGAATCAGCGAATGCCGATATGACAGTCTTCATAGCGTTAACTCGATGTATTGCTATAAAGCTCATTGGCATCGTTTTAAGCTTATCGTAGAATTCGTCGTACTTATCTAAGAATCCGCCAAGTTTTCCAAGAATTTCGGTAAGACCAGTTTCTCCAGTGGCGGCTTTAACCTTTATAAGATCGTTTCCTTCGACAAGCTTTTTGGCCTCACCTGTAACACTCGTAAATGCACCAATGATGAGTCCCATCTGAGTAATTTTATCGATATTTCCAGAGTCAGCAACTGCTTCCACAAGTTTCGGATAGAAGTCAATGTACGCCACCAAGAAGGCTTTAAGCTTCTCGACCATTTCCTCAAGTCCGGTCTTATTCGTAGTTCCGTCAACAGTGATAAGGTCATTGTTTTCTGTTACCTTTTTGGCATCATCAGACATACCGGCAAATGAGCCAAGAATCTTGCCCATCTGCTCTATCTTTTCTTGGTTACTTGGATCCGCAGTTGCCTGAGCAAGCCATGGGTAGAACCTAACGTACGCGTCTAAGAAATCTCTAAGCTTCTCTACAAGCTGTGTAGCCCCAGTCTTTCCGTCATCTGTCACGAAACTAAATGCCTCGTTTGCATTTTCCGCTCCTGCGCCAGACCAACCTGCGTCACTGAATGCGTCTATTGTTGCAACAACGCTGTTTATCTTCTCAACATCTGACTGGCCGGTTGTTACATCGGCATACACATTTTGAAATTCAATGTATGCTCTTAGAAACTCTGTAAGTTTAGTCATGATGCCAGTAGCACCGACAGATCCATTGTCGCCAGGCAGAACTTCAATAATCCAGTTAAAGAGCCCAGACAAACTAGCAGGAAGAGCGACACCGTTTAGCGCCCGTATAACATCGCCAATGCGCTCTATTTTGTCAATAGCGCCACTGCTCGTGTCAACATGTGATAGCTTTCGTTGGAAAATCTGATAGCCCTGAATGAACGTACCGATCTTATTAAGTATTAAAAGTATATTGCTGTTCTCGTCTGTTCCGTCAATGGCCCCCAAGACGTTACCGACAATGGAACTTACGATAGAAGTAAGACCGAGTCTGCTGATTTCAAGTAGCACGTCCTGAACTTTGTCGAATTGCCCACTGCTTGCTGTTGGCTTAAAGTTAGCAAGCTTCTCATCGAATTTCTTGTATTCTTCCATGAAGCGCTCTAACCAGGTCATTAACCCCATTACGCCAGTGTTTTCATCCCAGCTGTCCATGTCTAAGAAGTTCGCAAGAATTTTCCCAACGATACCTGCAAGAGCAGCTGCGCCCATAGCGAGTAGTACTTGTACTAGCTTGTTAACGGCATCTGGACCGTTTTCTGGAATCTTGTCTGAATCTGTCACAAACGGCACGATTTTATCGACAAACTGCCCAAGCTTCTCTACCGCATCTGGAAGACCTTTGTCGCCAATAATTAAACTGAGAATAGGTGTTAAAATACCTTTCGCAAGATGGCCTATAACTGCACCTATGAAATCTGCTATGTCAAAGATGAGCTGCTTACCAGTGTCAACCCAATAAGTGATGGTTTCTTTAACTTTATCAGGAACAAATTTTTCATATAGATCACTTAGCGCGCCAAGAGCTAGTATAAGTGCTGCCGCAAATGCACCCCATTCAATTCCTTCCAAAAACGCCACTGCATTGCTTGCCAGACTACTCTTAGCCCCACCGCCTCCTTCGCCTTGCGGAAGCAAAGATGTAGCTGCGACTATTGCTGCAAGAGCAACCATTACCTTAGACAGCGCATCGGCTATTACTGACAGCCTATTCGCATCTGACACAAAGTGATCAAGAACAAGTAGTGCTCCGACAGCTCCTGCAAGTGCTCCGAGTATCGGAAGAAGTGAAGCTATGATTGTCTTCCAGTTTACATTTGGTCCTTTCGTTACAGTTCCAATTGACCACATAAGAAGGCTTAGAACACCCATTACTGCAGATATAGCAAGAGTAGCATTTCTTAAGCTATCGCCATCCATGTCCCCAAGTATTTTGAGAGCAGCAACAATCGCTCCAAATACAGCCACAAGGGCAAGTATAGGTCCAGCCTTTACGCTCTTCATTCCTGGCATCTGCTTTAAAAGCTTCTTAAGAACATGACTTATAGTTAGTATAGCAGCTCCTGCTTTCACAAGCTTCTTGGTTTTCATGTTTCCGAGAACAACCATACTGCCAGTAAGTGCCATGATAGCAAAAGAAAGTGCGACAATCGGCCCTGCCTTAGCATGTTCCATCGAGGCCATTTTCTTTATGACACTGCCAAGCATTTCAGTTATGATTACGACGCCAAGAAGTCCTTTAACAAGCGAGCCGAATTTCATCTTCCCGAAAGTCTCAACCATGCCGACCATCTGCTTAAGTATGGCGATTGTGGCTATCATAAGTACTATCTTTTTGAACACGCTGCCCTTTATTTCCATTTCGGCTATTGGCTTAAGAGCTTCGGTAAGTTCAAGTATGATGATATACAGGAATCCTACACCTTTTAAGCCGCTCCATAGGCTTAGCTTTCCTAATTTCTTTACGACTCCTGCTAATAGATTTAATGCGATGCCTAGTAATATAGCAAGGACTCCAACCTTAGCCTTTAAGCCGCCTCCGGTCATTTTGTCTATAGAGCCAAGAGCTTTCACAAGACCGAACAATATCAGACCAGTGAAGATAACGCCTTTAATGCCTTTTTGCCATGGAATAAGAGCCAACGCTACTACAACTGCGCCTATCATCGTGACAGCCATGCCAATAGCAGCAATTGTCGCAGCTTTACCGATCGATTTTAAGAAGTCTTTAACAATACCCTTATACTGCTTAAGGACTTCTGCCATCTTGTCGCCGCCCTTTGCCGCAAGCTTAGAGTCTTTACCTGTGAAGACTTTGCCCATTACATACATAAGAACGCCAACAGCGACGATAAGCAAGATCATCAATTTTACTGCGGTACGAGCATTATCTGTCTGCCAATCTACTTTCGTAAGTTCAGCAACAACGAACGCCAAGATTCCGATCGCAGCAACGAGTATCAGAAGGGCCTTAGCATTTCTAAGTCTTGCCTCGCCCTTAAGAGCTTTAGCGAAACTTTTTTCTATTGCTACGAAGCCATCAGTAACTTTTTTCACTGATTCCTTGGCTTCATCTATGATTTCACCAATCTTTTCTGGTATTTTGGCTATGTTGTCTGGGATGGATTTAACCGAGTCAAGTATGCCATCTACTTTTTCTCTGATGTTTTTGAAGCTCTTAAGAATCTTGTTTATATTCTTGCCGCCCTTTTTGACTTGCTTAAGAATACCACTGAAGTTCCATAAAGCGCCAAGAGCACCTGCGCCACCTTGAATCGCCTTAAAAGCTATGAACTTTTGAAGAAGCGACATTATTGTGTCCGGCACATCCTCAATAGTTTTAGGAAGATCGTCTTTTAAAGGGGCTAAGAATTCGCCAACTCTCTCGGCAATCGGCATAATTTGTGTCTTAAGATTCTCAAAGAACTCCTTAATCGGAGCTATAGCATTGTTAAAGCCCTCTGTGGCAGCGTTAAACGTATCAGCAACTGTATTAAGTGCTGCTTGACCCTCTTCTCCGTTGTAAGCCACATCATACAGGGTGTCCGTAACCTCTTCCATCGGATCGGCAGATACGGTTACACCAAAGATGCTGCCGGATATTGTCTCAAAGAAGAGCTTTATTGCTTCTCCGATTGTGCCAAGAATTCCACCAATAGAGCCAGACAAATCGGTGAGCGTCCCAATATTTTCTATAAAGTGCTCTTTTAGTGTGTTGAATCCTTCTAACGCTCCGCCTAGTATATCAGCGAACGAAGTTCCTAATAGATTGCCATCAAAGAAAGCCTTTAGATCTTCTACTTTGCTTAAGGCTCCTTCTATCAGGTCACTAATGAACGACTTCTTGCCGTCCTCACCAGATTCTCCTGATTTGCCTGTGAATGTCTCAATAATCTCTTTAATAAGGTTCCTTATATCGGTTAACCTTGCCTGAGCCCAAGCGAAAGGATCCTCTGTAAAAGAACTGAAAGTATTTTGAAAAGCCTCTTTTAAGCCATTGAAGTCTATTGGAATATTGCTAAAGAGATCAAGTACGCCATCTTTTAAGCTTCCAATGTGATCTCTGACCCAAGTTATAGCGTTACTGATGCCATCTGCTATAGCATCAGCGTCAAACGAAGGAAGCTCAATGTTCTTTTCGCTGAGCCAATCAAAGAATCCAGATATCTTTTCGTAAATGAAGTCCCAAGCGTTTCCAACTGCATCTTTCACTGTATTAAAGCCAGCAGACAATACTTCATATCCTTCGGTCTTCTTAAATGCGTCCCACACTTTAAAGGTTTGATCTTTAACTTGTCCAAGAACACCAAAAACTTTACCGCCAATGGCAGTAATTCCCTTAAAAGTTAATTTTCCTACTTTGCCAAGTTCTTTAAATCCAAATACGACTTTTCCAAGTACAAAATTTGTTGCATTTTGAATCTTAGAATAAGCACCTGCTTGCCCAAGCATGGTTCTAAAGTTAGTTATCCACATTCCTATAGCAGATGCGCCGTCTAAGAAGCCGTCTCTTATCATGCCAAATAAATTCGTAAGAGGTCCTAAAGCTCCTTTGCCAATAGACAGCATGATATCGCCAATCGCCATGAAAGCGTCTCTAAGTCCACCGAGAGCTTTCTTTTGCTTTTCCACTCTGTCTTGAGCAATGCCTTCTTCGGTCATTTTCTTTACAGAGCTAGTAAAGTCTTCACGAACCTTCGCCATACGCTCCAAAGTAGACATTTGATCCCATTGTGCGTCGGTTTCCTCTTTCGTCATTTCAAGAGCATTCTCGGTGGCTTCGGTGGATTTCTTCAGTTCCACGTCGTATCGAAATGAGCAGCCAAGCAGTTCGTTGACCTTGTTCTGGACGAGTTCGTAGCTTTCTCCTAATGCCTCTAACGCTGCCCGTCGTTCTTCGCCATTTCCGAAATCCCCTCTAATAACCTGATTGGCTAGTTCAAGAATGTGCTCTTCTGAGGACGCGATATGTTCTACAGATTCTGCTGTGGCTTTAGAATTCTTTTCTTCTTTATTAGCGAATATAGGAAACTTATTCATCCACTCGTCTATTCCGGAGACAAGACTGCCTATAGCTTTAAGTGCACCACCTGCAGCATCAGCGATTCCTTTTAAAGTGTCAATCGGAATAGCACTTATAAGCCTAGATATTATGGATGAGCCTTTCATCACTATATCAGTAAAGCCTTCATATATGCCAGACTTGTCTAAAACCTGCTTCTTGAAATCGTTAAGCCAAAGTCTTGTCGCATTGTAGACGTCTCTTTTGGCTGTTCTTAAAGGCTCATAAAAACCTTGACCTATTCGACTTAAAGCGGCCTTCATGTTGTCGAAAGCGCCTTCCATCGTATCATTAGATTTCTTCGCCTGCTCACCAAACGCGTCGTACATGGCGTCTGAGAACATTTTGAAACTTATCTGTCCCTTGCGAGACATTTCGTCTATTTCAGCCTGTGTCTTGCCAAGTGCTTCTGAGAGTGTCGCCTTAGCGTTTAAGCCCTGCCAGGCAAGTCTATTGAACGTGTCAGCTGTTACTTTTCCTGTGGCTGAAGCGTCTACAAACACATCAGCTAGCAAATCGTAATTCGCTCCAGTCATTGCGGCCGCACCGGAAATACCGAGTAATGCCTTACTTAAATCATCAGCATTTTCTTTCGTGATTTCAATGTTATCACCAGCTAACGCTTTATCGAATGACACGCCACTAGCTATTAACTGAGACGCTGCTCTGGCCGCCTGATCCATTCCGTATGCGGTACCAGATACGCCATAGTCTATTTGCTTTTTAACCTCTTCCCAGCTGTGACCAAGGCCCTCTATTTTGAATTTCGCTTGATCAATGTTTGTGGCTCTTCTTTCACCACCAGCCATTATCTGGTTAATCCCACTACCGATTATTCCAGTAATCTTGCGAACTGGATTAAGCTTCTTGGCCGTACCAAGAGCAAAGTCAGCAACTCTATCGGTAAGATTTCCAATGATCTTCTCACCGACAACACCAAGGAAGCTAGCTCTCTTGGCAATTATTTCCACGTTGTCGGCAAGCCTTGAGAAGTCGACGGAGTTCAGAGAGTTCTGAAGATTATCAATACTTTCTGCCGCTCCACTGAACTTAAAAGCTTCGTCCAGTTTTTCAAGGGTTTGTATAGCAGATTTCGCGCCCTTTTGAAGATCAGAATCATCGAGTCCTAGGTATAGCTGTCGCTCTTCGTAGTTACTCATCAGAAATCACCTCCATCCAAGCTTCATCTGCCATCTTTTCGAAAACAGGCTGTATAGCAGGATTTATAAAATCTCTTCCTGATACCCATCCGCCGTTTCTTGTTCCATGCCCATTCTGTAGTAGCGGAACAATGTACACACCATGATTATTATTTGAATTCAAGTACTCAACTTTAAGAGTGTTTTTACTTACAATTACTTCGTAACTCCAAGACTCGGCAGTTTTACCAGTATCTCTTGGCGTTGCTAAAGAAAGTGCATCTACTCCTACTTTGCCGTACTTCTCAGCGACTCGTTTAACTTTTTCGTTCGTAACACCAGCCTTTCTAAGAAACGACTTTGTCTTATCAAAGCTTCCTTTACTAGAAATTTTAACAAGAGACATGATTACCTCCCTCGTTTTGCTCGCCGCTGTTCGTTTATTGCTCTTTGATACATTGCTGCTTCTGAACGAGACATCTTCTGCTCTCCTCCACTCTTTATAGCAAAGACACGTATCAATGCTATAAGCCTGTTCAAATGCCACCGTTCAAGCTCAATCGGTATGCCAAATGATATCATCTGGTAATAAATGATTTCACTTGTCACTACTTCTCGATGCGTCTGTTGACGAAGATCATGAAATGTTGTGGCGGTCATTGGATCCGCAATGTATTCATCTATTTCTTTTATATGATCCGCTGTAAGGAAGTTATATACAAGCTCATTCACCGGATTAAGCGTCATGCAACGAATGTAGTCTATAAACTCTTCATACGTTCTCGGCTCTTCTGAAATGAACGGCTTCTTCCATTTTTGTTCCCATTTTGAAATCGAGATTAAAGAATGCTCAAGAGTAAGCGTTTGCTCTTTCATACTTATAAATCGCTCGTTCACAGCATCCCACAAGTCGTCTCTAGCCGGAATAACTATCTTCTTGGGCATTCTTTTGTCTCCTGTAATCTATTTAAAACTCAGTAGCAAGGGCAGCCTTAGCCTCTTCGATCTTCGGATTATCCTCAAGAATCTTCTGAATGGTTCCGATCGGTGCGCTAATGGTGCCTTCCATAAACTTAGTAATGAAGTCATCGTCATTGTCTAGGAACTTAAGAAACAGTTCAGAGTATGCATCTGTTGCTGCAAACTCGTCAGAGAGTTCCTTCGACTTATAAAATTTGCCGTCCGGGGTTCTCTTGCCGTACGACTTAAGAATGATTGTTCTGAATACTGTAACAACATCGGCTGGCTCAGGATTGCCACTTAGGGTATCCAAAAAGCCATCAATTCCGCCGGGAAGGGACATATGAATTTCTGCTATTTCACCTTTTGTAAGATTGAAATAGAAATCCTTTTCTCGTTCTTTCCCATCGAATCCCATATATTTCAAAGGCAATTTAAACATATGCTTCTCCTTTCATGCATAAAAAAAAGACCTTCAAGATTCCTCTTGAAAGTCTATATAACCTGCCATTTATCATTTGACGTTTGAACCTGCAATAAGTATAATTACGCCAAACAAAAGAACTAATAATCCTACGTAGAACATTATTCTTTCGTCAGTGATGCCGATTGCTGTTATTAATAATCCGACTAATATAGTGGCTATACCTATGGCAGTTATTATGGTTTTTTCTTTTTGCTTTCTTCGTTGCTGCTCGGCTTCTATTTCTTGTTGCCTTGCTTTTACTTCAGCTTCTTTTATTCTAGCTTCGTCTCGGATGACCTTGGCTGTTATTGTTGTTCGCGTAGTTGATCCATCGTCAAGTAGCAACTTAGTTCCACAATATTGACAGAAACACGTCTTTCGTCCTTCTTCAATGTCGAAGCCTGCCACACACTTAGGACATTCTACAGGTATAATTTTCATAGTAACCACCTCGCTTAAATGCTTGAATACAGTTATTTTGAAATTATACCATAAAAAGAGGCCACTCGTAAAGAGCAGCCCCTTTAAAAATTAGATCATTATTCGAACATCTGGGCAATCGCATCCGGAAGCATGATTGCAGACGAAGCGCTTGAAGATCCGTAAAGCACTTCTTTGAATGCAGCAAGCTTAGTAGGATCGACAAGCGTAGAGTCGATGATAAGGTGTGCAGTGGGCTTATGATTCTTGACATTAACCGGAGTAGTCGTAATTTCCCAAGACAGAGTGATAGCGTCCGGGCTATCGTTGATTGTCTGGTATGCCCTTTCGGAAGGCGATGCGGTTGCTCCGTAAATGATGTGGATCTTATAGCCGTAATCGGTTCCGCTGACATCGTTGCCGATAGTAGTGACATAAGAGAATGCAAAGCTCTTACGACCCTGCTGATTGATGATAACACCGTCAGCGATAGATGCAGAACCATCACACTGATAGAATTCCGGCGGGCACTGATACGCTTCGATTGTAGCTCCGAATTCCTCTGCAGAACGAAGGGAAGCATACTTAATATCATCAGCCCAAAGAGCTGTCTCTTCTGCACCGGAGTTACTTTCAGTTACAGCAGTAAGACCGTTCCATGCAACGCCAGCAGCGTATCCATTCGGCTGAGTAGGATCAGCTACAAACAGAACGCCATTTTTAGTACCAGTTTCGAACTTTTTATTTCCAGTATCATCCCATACTAATGCAGCCATAGTAGGTTATCCTCCTTAATAGTAAATAGAAAATACATAGTGATTTAAGTTATCTGATGTGAAGAACCTATCCTCTTTGCACATCGGAAGCATGGCGATTTTGTCCGGAATAGGAGTATCCGGATCTGGATCTATAACGGTTATCGTATAGGCTTTTTCATATCTATACGGTAAGTTATCGGCATAAATCGTATCGCCTGTCTTCCGTTCGTAAATTATGCAAGGATAGGTAAGCCTGTACCCGTTAGGAGGCTGAAAGTACACATTGTCACAGAAAGTATGAAGAAGCTCACTCAGCCCCTGTCTTGGTCTGCTCATTGTAGACACCTCCTAAATCGAGTATCAGCCTTGGGTACGCCACTTCTACATTGGTAACTTTCCATTTTGTTCCCATGTATGTGGCGTACCTTATAGAGTGAAAGTTTTGGTAAGCATACGGATCCGCCAGAATGGAAAGTTTATTATTGATAACAAGATCATCATTTAAGTGGTCATCACCGACCCAGCGTCTTGTATTCTTAACCACATCTCCAATTGCCTCTCGTTCGACAATCACTTCCTGCCAAACGTCGAGAGCAGTCTCCTGCATTTCTGCATATCCGACGAATCCGTAGTACTTAGCCATGACTAACTTCACTCCATTTTGAAAGTATCGATTATTCTACAGGTGCATGAAGAACCAGAGCAGAGTACGGCTTCGTAAGAGCACCAGACAGTCTGGTTTCAATCAGGTATTTCTCCTGGTTGTAGTCGATATCGAAGTCATCAAACGCAGTGATCTGGCCGCCTCTGTCAGTACCAACGGAGTAGTCGTTAAGGTTTACGATTACACCGTACAGGAGCTGGTTCGTGGTAGTGCTGGAGCTGCCGGAAGTAGTAGTGATCGGAACAGTAGCATTTTCCATAACAGGAACAGTGACAATCTTACGAACACGAAGTGCGGTAGCAAGAGCATCGGCTGTCGGATACATGTAGTGACCGATGCCGTCTTTGATAAGCAGCATATCGGTAAGCATGTCTTCAGTTGTATAAAGAACCGGGTTACCGGATCCTTTGTAGTTCTTACGAGCTCTGATTGCAGATTCGATGAAGCTCTCAGCAAGAGTGCTGCCAGTAGCGACAGTAACCGGAACTTTGACAGAATACAGTTCAGAGTCAGTAGCGATCGGACGAATGTGAGTTTCAGAAATCTTGTCCGGAGAGGATGCGTTTCTGCCATCGCCAAGTACGATTGCGCGAGCGATCTCTTCGTTCAGCATTTCTTTCATCTCGGCACGAATCCATGCCACTACATCGAAACCGGTAATGTCGATGATGTCGTCACGATCCATCTTCTGTTTCTTGTAGATCGTCTGCGGGTCAGTAGTTCTCTTAATAAGTGTGAAGAATTCTTCTTTCTTAATATTGCCCTTGATATATCCCAGAGCGCGTGCTTCCTCAGCAGTGATGTCAGCGTGCAGGGATTTGATCCTGGTGAACGGCAGATGCTTTACAGATGCCATTACATCAGCAACCCAGCCGGTGTCGCGCTTAATAAAATCGGGTGTTTCAGAAATTGCTTTATAATCCGGGAACAGCATCCCCGCTTCATACATTCCGTATCTGTCTACAGATGCTCCAGACGCAGGAGCTACACCACGGCTGATGCCATAGCTGTCCGGACCGGATACAGAGTGAGCAAGTACTCCGCCATCTTCCATAGCAGCGTGCATAGCTTCACGGAAAGATCCCATTCTCTTGGCATCTCTCATGATGTCGTCGAAATCTGCCTGTGTGAGTACGTTGTTAGGTTTTTCGTTTTCGAAAGCGTTGTGCTTCATGGTTCCTTTTCCTCCATCTTCATCGTCGTCATCTTCGTCCTCATCGTCATCCTTGGCTTTTGTTGCTCTCTTGGAATCGTCTGCGGACATAGCAGCATAGATCGCATAAACAGCTTCTTTCTGTTCATCGGTTAATGTGTTAAAGATCTCTTCAATCGTCCGCTCTTTTCTCGGAGATTTTGAAGTTTCTTCCTCTTTGTCGTCTGCATGGTACAGCTCTTCATTCATAGCCTCGTCCTCCTGCTCTTTTTCTTCCTCTTTCGTATGAGCTTCAAACTCAATGTCCCCGTGCTTAAGTTCGGTGTACTCATCGCCAATAAGGTACGCATACACTTCACCGTCAGACCCATCGTCAGCGTGCGAAAGAGAAAAGTCGATGATCGCTCCAGGATTCGCCCCGGCAAGAACAAGACTCACCTCACGGATGACACCGTGGAGAACGTCTCCGGCTTTCTGTTTCAGCTGATTTGCCCAAATGGAAAGACCCTTGATATCTTCATTCTCAAGGATCTTTTTGCAAGCCCGACCTTTTTCGGAATCATTAAGTTTGCCATACATAAAAACACCGTCTGGACGATTCTCAAGAAGAGCATGGCCAATTACCATCTCAGGATCGTCATGGCGGTGATTCCAGATAAGAGGAACAGTTAGGCCGTCACAGCCTTTAAATGCATCACGGCGAATTGTTCTGCCGTCTGCGCATAAAAGATCGTTCTTTGTGGCGTATCCACAAAAATCGTAACGTTCTGCTCCCATATTAAGTTGTCCTTTCCGCATTCTCAGCCGGTTCTGTTGCTTCGGAATTGCCGGCATTTTGAATATCTGCTTCAGATTGATTAGTAGCTGGAGCTTGACCCATGCCTTCATCAATCTTATTAATCTGTTTGTTGATAAGTTCGTTAGCTCTTTGCGTGTTGACTGGTTTAAGTCCAACTTTTGCCCTGATCTCATTAGAGGACATGATCTCGTTGGACACAAACGTCTGCGCTATCTGAGCTATATCTGTAACCGATACAAGCTTGAAGGGGTCTCGTATATACATGATTGCCTGATGCTGAGTTCTTGCTGTAGGCGTGAGGAACTTCCTCTCCATTTCTTCAGCAATAGCGGCGAGAATCGGTTCGACTGTTCTATTGTAGTAGTTCGTCATAGTCTTCTCGTCAGCTGTCCCATCAAAGATCGCCTGTGTGAGTCCTAGCTGGTTGAATAGCATAGCCGTTAGGTCTTGTGCTTCCTTCCAAAGGTTATTCTCAACCGGACGATTAAGCTGGGTTATATGCTCTGCAGCATCAATGTAGGCAATGCCATACTTTGAACCTACAAGTTGCATCTCTATTTGCTTTCTTCTTCCCTCTGCCTGCTGCTGTTTAAGAGGAGACTTAAGAGAATAAGGAAGCTGAATAATTAAATCCATTTTACCAGACGCGTTCTGATCGTTTAGAACGTCTAAGTTTCTAAGCGTTCTTACAAGCCTCTGGAGTGTTGAGTTTGGAGCATTCATGACGGAATAGAACGGGTTTTCGATGATAGCTGTTGACCATTTTGGAACAACGAGCTCTTCCTTCTGTCCGGTTCTCTCGTT